GTCCGGCGAGTAGAACTCCAACTGGTGCCTCCGGAGTATTAACAGACCTCAATGACATAATTTCTCATGTCATGAAGTGAGTATTCCTCTTTTCCAGTGATTTCCAGGGCTTTCACCTGGTGGCAGTCACCATCTCCTAAATAAGAAGACGGCCGATTCAGAGAGCTGCTCAATTCTCTCTGACAAAGTTCTAGCTCTGTGAGGGGCCTACGCCTCCTCACTGTTTCTGGTGTTTCCAAAACGGAAACCCAATCCTCCTTTTCGGTAGGTTCATATTCTTCCTTTCCGAAAGGTCCTTGTAACCAATCAGGTTGTTTTCTACATTTCCTGATTAAATGGTTAATTCGTCCCTTGTGTAGCATCAATGGTTCTCGCACCAAACTCGAAGAAAGATCTCCCAATGCTTCTCTATGCCTAAGGTCAGGTGAAGTATTTGCACCAAAGCACAGACGGAACTCGTTCTCAAAACGCTGATTACCAAAGTGAAGGGCTTCAGAATGGACACCGAAATACTCGAAAACGGGTACACAGTGACTTTTGAAGATTTCTTCAGCTTTACCAACCACGGAAGGTGGAAGGTTTTCGCGTAATTTGTTACGTATGTCCGGAATAGCTGCCATCCTTCCCTCTAAAGAATCGAGATTATTGATTCCCTGGCTGGAGGATACTACTGCATCAATTGTGCAGTCTTGCTTTTTCCGATTGGTTATTAAGCCAAAATTAACGTAACCTATCTTGCGTAGGTTCTCTATACGCTTGAACAAGAGTTCCTCCAGATGGGGGAAATCATTATCTTTCTGCAGAGCAGTATCAATCTTCCAAAGTTCAGAATTTATCTGTAAGAACTGATCCGAGTAAAAGTTCTTTCCAACCGACGGGTTAAGCCCATATTCTTGGATAACACTCCACCACACCCTATAATGCTCATGACAACTCTTAAACAAGAGATCATCTCCATTAATTAGGCACGGATGGCGTTTCCTTAACTGGGTTAAACTTAACTTGGTTCCTAAGAATCTTTCCCACGAATCCCAATACGCACACAGGTTAGCGACACAAAGAATGAGAAACGAAATAACGTGTCCCATCAATTGTCCGTTCACCTGTCTGAAGTTCTGGAGCTCGTATCGGTACGAATCCAATATATTCTTATACTTTGGAAGCACAGTCCTCTCCTGTAGCACGTCAACTCCTCTCAGCGTATTTAGTACGTTTTCGAAGAGTATCGGATCGTGCAGAAATACCTTCTGTCCAAAGCCATGCTTAATGATCGCTTCCGTAACACCACCCTTGAGGTTATCAGTTGCCGCTGAAAAATCAGCAGAAACTATACCTTCCCCATGGTGGAAACCTTGACCTATGATCGGCCAAAGATGGTCCCTTCTTAAAGGTTCACCCGTTAGCGCGAAAAGATCAGAAAGATTCTCACGATAGTAGGAACGTAGTGCCTTCTGTAGCTTATGCATGCGGAAATGAAGACCCAATCCAGGTTTCGTTATTAAACGAACTTTCATGGGTTCCAAAATGCACGCAGGCACGGCTTCAAGGCAACAATCTGGCTTTAGTTTAGAGAAACCGGAGTGATCAGTAAAAATCTGATCTTGACTCCAGTCTCGATACTTAAACACAGTATTGTTGTATACGTCCTCCATCTCAGTGAGTGTCAATGGACTTCTCTGGTATACTGGAACAGGAAAATGAACTGCTTTGCCCTTCTGGGTCACAAATCCGAGTAGATCTTGGTCACCAATCCAACTATGAACATTGAAATGGCCAGCCGAGTTGTAGTAGACGTCTCGCGCGAATCCGACATTACCTCCATCAGCGTAAGTATACACTGATGTTGAATGAGTACTCTGGTTTTCAGTTTCAGGAAAACTACGACCTATGCGGAATTTTGAGAATATCTGTTTACACATACGTTTGATCTTCAAAGTCAGGTTTTCCCTGATTGAAGGATCCTTCGTAAGTGCAACACGATGTTTTCTCAAAGATTCCTCCACAATATGTGGTTCACAGGGAAGTAATCCTTTCT